GGAGTGCTGTTTTGTTCTGCGCCGTTGTGTTCGTGAGCGCGGCGCCGAAATCACGCACGTCAACGGTATCTCGATCCTTGTCTAGTAACGTGCGTGCTACTGCACCGATACCTGCCTGGATGAAGCCGATCAGAGATGATCCGGAGGAGGAGCCGACCCCAGATACAAAACTCTGAAACTCCGAGTTCAACGCTGGGGAATCAGTTAGCCGATCCCAGATCAGATTGCCATGTACATCATTGACAACTTGACGATATTGGCCGTCGCCGTAGATGATCGCCTGACCGTTCGCGTCGAGCACAACGGGATTAGTATTGAGTACAGTCTTCCCGGCATCCTGCCACGTATTTTTGAATGTGCTGGTTGATGGGATGTAGAAGTGCACGGTGCCTCCCGCGAGTGGACGGCCGTTGGAATCCCAGAACGAGGTTTTTGCTAGCGGTAGTAAAGTAGCGGTCATGTCATGCCCTGAGCAAGGAACAAAAAAGATACCTTTGCCTCTTGCCTAGGGAGACCACTTGACGGACATTCGACGAATTAGAGGATCGTCTTACCTATGAAAACCGAACAACTTATTCATACTATCGGAACGTCTGTTGGACTTTCCGTGATCTACGAAATCAGGTGCTTACTGGCCGCCCGAAAGGAGCGCTGGAAGGCTCGCGGGTACAACGACCCTCCCAGCATTAGTTACCGCTTTGCCTACTGGCTGGGCAAGCTGTGGGCGCGCCGTAAGAAGAGCCGCAGCCGCACGTTGGCCTAGCTGGGTATAGGGCAGCGAGCTCGCACCGATACCGCCAAGCGTCAACAATGTCGAAGTGGGCGCCGTTGCCATACCGGCCGCGATAGAGCCAGGGGCCAGTAATGACATCAAACCACGGCCTGTTGTCCCACTATCTGGATACTTCGAACCAAGGACACGCTGTCCGGCACCTGACAGGTCTTGCATCAGCGCGTTACCCGTCGCTGTTGCTCCCTTGCCAGCAGACTTATCAGCGGATCGCACGGCATTTTGAAGCTGCCCAGCCGTGAACACGCCTTCGTTATTCATCGCGCCTTGAGAGGCCCCAGCCGCGCGGATACGGGCGAAGTTTGCCCATGCCTGATTTGCATTCGATAGCTTCTGCGCAAGTTCTGGCGGATTCATGCGGACCAGATTTCCGTCTACAGCATCACGCAATGCACTCACTGCCGCGCCGAGTTGGCGATTGTCGAACGACGGATCGCCAAGATAGCCTTTCGATACGCGCGCAAGTTCGCTTTGTACTCCCTTTAGTGCCTGACCATCCATGTTACCCTGCGGCCCAACCTTGTTGAAGATCTGCGTCTTCAGCAAGTTGAGGAAGGTCTTTTGCTGCGTCTCTGGGAGCCCCTGTGCCATCGAACTCAGATTCATCACGTCCGCGTGAAACTGTGGGTCGATCTTGAATTGCATCTTCGGCAGTACTTCGTTGTATGCAGCACCGATCTTGTTCGCGACTTGCTCGATGCCTTCCTGGCCGACCTTGCCGCTGAACTTCTCGCCGATCGGCGCGAGAGCCTCGTTGTACGCTGCAGCGTTGAACTGTTGAACGCCACGCTGTTGTGCGTTCTTGATCATGTCACCCAGGAATGGCACGCTGGTAAGCTTTTCTTCGGTACGTGCGAAGCCGCCGCCGAGGATTTGGCCTGGCGTCGGCGTGACGCCCCGGCTCATCAGAGCCTGTACATCAGACGATACCTGTGGCGAAATAATGCGCCCTAGTCCGCGTAATACTGGAGATGCAACACCGCCTGTCAGTGCGCCTAATCCAACCTGTTGCGCCTTGTCGCTCCAGAAGTCATTACCGCCTTCGACCGGCGTTGCAGCTCCTGTGGCCGCACCGGTGAGAGCTCCAATCCCTGTAGCCCCACGGTACGTGTTCGTAATGGGAGCAGCCATCGTCAGCGGCAGTGTTGCGGCAATCGATCCTCCTATGTTGCCAAGTGCCCCTACAACCGGATGCGCCTTCTCATAGGGAGCAGCTTGAGCTTTCAAATTGCTGATGCCTTTATTGGCGCCTGCAACCATTTCAGCGCCCGCTTTCTTCATAAACGTGTCTGGATTCTCGCCGAAAATGAGCCCACCTAACGTTGAAGCAAGCCCAAGCGGGCTGGGCATTGCAGCAGTACCTTTCAGTGACTGCAAGCCATGTCCCATTAACTGTTCGATGCCCTGTACCGTCGAGCCGAATCCTTTGCCGAGAGTAGCGCCGAGCGTTGCGATGCCGCTTGGCTGATTTTTCGGTTGCGCTGGCTGCGCTTGTACGGGCTTCTGCGCAGAGGATGCTTTCGGCTCAACTGGAAGCGCCGAGAACGGATCGTTCGCAGCCTGCGCTGATAGATTCCCAGCCGAAGAAGAAGGTGCGCTACTTTTGCCTTCCACTGGCAGTGCTGAAAATGCATCACTGCTTGGGATGGACGTAGAGCCCTGTGGCATCACAGGGATTCCTGGCAGCGTTTGCGTCTGTGCTTGTGGCATAGCGGATAGCACCTTTTGCGGATAGGCTTGGGTCAATGGCCCCCAGTTCTTTTGATCAGTCCCGCCGTGATACGCGCGCAGGGCGTCTTGCACATTCCCGTAGCGCGTCAGGTTCTCGTTCAACAGCGCAGCAATCGCCGGAATGGCCTGTTTCGGGTCCGTCGGGTCGTTCACGCCGAGAGACTTCGCCGTCGTCGGCATGAGTTGCCCGAGCCCGACAGCGCCCTTGCCAGAGACGGCCTTCGGATTACCGCTCGACTCCGTTTGAATAACGGCACGGATCAACGACGGGTCGATGTTCTGCGCCTTTGCGGCAGATTCGATCAAGTCGTCATAAGGCATCACTGGCCTCCAGCCGGCTGGATGATTCTCTGACCAACAAGCGCGTTATAGGTATCACGTAGCTTCTGTAACTGCTGGGTGGATAGCCTATCTTGCAATGCGCGTCGTTGCTTTGGACTCATGGAGTCATAGGCAAACGCTTGTGGGTCAACCACCTTATTCCACTGAGACTGCCACTGGTTGAACTTGTCCGTAGTAAGGCCCGAGTTTTGGAATGCGTAGTCCTGCGCGGCGCGCATCTTCTCGGCCGCGATCGTCTTCGTCAAAATGTCTTCATTTGCTAACTTGGAGATGTTCGGATTGGCATTCCCTGTGACGGCAGCATTCAGGCGCGCATCCGTTCCCGAACCTAATGATCCCGATACTGACGACGCATAGTTCGTCATGATCTTCTTGAACTCGTCGTAGTTTTTGATGTTATCAGGATCAATTCCTAGTTTTTTTGTAATCTCGCCAGCAAGTGGCGTCGAATTGATGAACGACTTCGCCGTGTTGCGCCAGTCCGTACCTGGACCAGTCTGGATACCGCTCAAACTGTCGCGGGCCTGCTGAAGCAGATTCACACGCATCGGCACATCAGCCGCCGAATTGTGCAATTCCTGTGCGGCCGTGTTGGCCGAAGTGCCTTGTGCGGTCAATGCAGACTGCTGCGATGGGCTCAGGCCCGTTTGTATGCCGCCAGGAATGCCCGGTTGCTGATAGCGTCCGGTATAGCCTTGACCTTGCGGGGCGCCAGCCGACGCAGCCTGATCCGCAAGCTGTTGCCCCTTCGTGATCGCATAACGAGCGCCAGTGTTCGGGTCGATAACTTCCACGTTCTGTGCGGCTTCACCAGGAGTAAGTGTATTAGTCAAAGCTCCAGATACCGTTAATCGACCGGTCAGCGGGTCTGAATTCAGAACATCTGTCTCGCCGCCTCGATTGATAGTCAATTGTTTCGGCATCAATGCCTGTAACTTGGCTTCGCCGCTGAGAGAATTCATCAGATGATTGCGCACCCAGCCGGCCTGTAAGGATGGATCGGAGGGGACGCTTTTCAACTCGCGAATGGCTTGGTCCTGCGGAAGAATCCCATTCTGGACAGCGCCAACGATCTGCTGCGCAATAGTCGACGACATATCGGTCTTGCCGAGGTTTGGATCGACTGCCAGCGAACCAATCATGCCTCTGATACCTTGTTGCTGCTTCAGCGCCAGATCGAGCTTGCCAGTGTCGTACTGAAGCTGTGAGTTGCGTTGCTGCGCGATCTGGCCCATGAACTCCGGCAGGAACGCGCCGGCGCCGTTTTGGCTTGCGAGTGCCTGCAGCTTGTTGAAGTCCACTTCGCCAGTGTTCGGGTCGACCGATTTCGCATAAGCGTCAGAGATGGCCTGATTCGCCCCGAGGCGCATCTGGTTCTGCTTCAGGCTTTGCAGACTCGCGGCAGTCTGGATGGGCTGCTGTAATGCTGCGAGCGGGTTTGGCGCTTGTGCTTGCAGGGGGATCGAGGGATCAAGTGCCATGTTAGCCTCCCATGCTGAAATTGTTCATTGCGGGCATTTGAAGTGCTGGGAGGCTTGATTCTGGGACGTACACACCCGATGGGGCACTAGGGGTACTATTACCTCTCAACATCGAGTACAGAAGCCCGCTGCTACCCAGACCCGACAGACCACCACTCCATGCATTAGCAGATCCGACTTGGCCGGCCGCCAAGGCATTTGCGCCACTTGTCATGGTGTTGCCGATGCTAGATGCAGTTTGTAATCCTGCATTCCCGACGCCAGCGGCTGCATTCTGGCCCAGGCCAACAAGGCCAGACATGCGGTTGTATTGGTCTGCCGCTTGCCCGTAGTTCGTGTTGAAGTTTTGCAGAGCGTTTTGGTACTGCTGCTGGAACGTCTGGCTTGCAAGGCCAGTGTTGTACTGGTCAAGGCCCTTCAACTGCGCACCGGACAAGCTCAGTCCCTTTGCTGCCATCGCATTGTCCAGGGCCTTATTACCTTGCTGCTGCGTGAACTGGTAGCCGGGCGTCTGCTCCAATTGCTGCATCGTTGGGTTAAACGAGAACGGTGTGTTCAGGCGCCCCCCACCGAGCAATTGCTGTAGCTGTGGGATGGTCGATGTGCCGAGGCCCATGTAAGGCTGCAAGTTCTGCTGCATCTGCTGGAACTGCTGCATTTGCAGGTCGGAAGCGCGATCTGCGGCAGCCGCCTGAGTGTTAGCTGCGCTCTTTGCTGCGTTTGAAGACATAGCCGACCCAGCCAAGCCAGCAACCGCACTACCCACGCCCACTGCTGCTGCTACCATGATTAGCCCTCCAGCCACATTTCGTAAGTCTTCTCGACTGGTTTAAAGCCGAGATATTCAAAGAGCGCCGATGCATCGTGCTCGACCTTGCATCCAACAGCCCAGCGCTTCACGCCGCGCCGCTTCAATTCGGCCTTCACGAAGCTGAACATCTGAACCGCAATATTCTTGCCTCGCTTGGTCTGTTCGACGTAGAAGATGTCAGGCGAGCAGGTCAGGCACGAGCGGTAATGAAGCCCAGGTGCGATGAAACAGACGAAGTAGGCAACGATCGCCCCGGCCTCGCGTCCGATCACCATCAGAAGCGAGCCGTCAGCTTGACGTGCCTGATACGCTTCTTCGATGGGCTCTAGTCGTACGCCGTTGTCCTTGTGCGTCGAAATCTCGGAGTAGTGCTGTTCGAGAAGCGGCTTCAACTCGCCATAAACGTCTGAGAATCGCTCGATAGAAAAGGTCACCATGTCGTCACCCAAAACGTAAGTCCATCACCAGATGAATGCGGTCTTCCCCGCTGTTGTTCGTTACTTCATGTTCGATCGCGTTCTGGAACCACCACAGTTCCCCGGGACGCATCCACACTTGCTCATCGCCGCAGCGGAACACGTTGCCGGGCTCTGATTGCACGACGAGGTGATACCGATCCCAATATTCGGCGTGCCACTTCGAATCAGCGTGCGGGAAGATCCGTCCGCCAGGGATGATTCGATTGATCATGCAGCGGCCAAGACGCGTCGCGCCCAAGCTCTGCATGAGTGCCATGATGTGGTTTCGAGCCTCAGGCAATTTGTCGATTTCCGGTCGCCACGGGCATTCATGCAGATCGTGGCCGGCGAGCTTGTTTTGCTGGTACATATCCAACTGCTCATCGTTCTCCACATTCACGTGGTCTTGAAACCGCAGATAGATCGTGTCCGTTTCGCCGAACGGACCTTGCGGGAATTTGCGCAAGAAGTCGTCGGCCCTCCACAACTGCGGCTTCCGATATAAGGCATTCAGCAGCGGCGTTACATTCAGCCCATCCGCGATCTTTAGGAAGTTCCGCATCAGACGATCTCCACTCCATCCACAGCCACCGTTACCGCTGTGGCGGTATCGGATTTCATGCGTAGCATCGTCCCAGCCGGCATCGTCTTGCCTGCTAGTTCGGGGGCCACGTAGGTTTGACCGGCCGAGAGTGTCGTATTCTGTGGATCGATCACGCGATTCCCGGCTGCGGACGAACCAGCAGCCGGCACTATATTGGCGGTGATCGTCACAGCCCCTGCGCTCGTATTCGTGAACGTCGCGCGCTTGACAACGCCCGTCGTATTCGCGGGAACGGTGTAATAGAGCGCGTCCGAAGTCGTCAACTGCTGCGGCGCCACCATCTGTTTTGCGGTAATCGTCATTTGCTGTCTCAGGAGTTATAGTAGGGAAGCTTGCAATTTGTGCCGCCGATGTTGATGACCAGATAACCTAAAGGTGTCGCTGGTAGCGCAGCTGCGCCTCCTGCAGCCCCGGCAGTAGTTGCGGTCGTCGTCCCCATGCCAATTTGGCCAGCCGCCACCGTAGAAGTAGCTGCAGTGAGAACAGAATTCGTAAAGCTGCCACTGCTAGGCGTTGATGATCCGATCGGCACGTTGTTGATAGAGCCACCAATGATTTTTACTTTCGCAGCGTCCTGATAGGCCATCGAGCGGATCGGTTCGAGCGGCGTCATCTGGTCGATGATTGCGTCCTGCAGCGCGCGACGCGTCTTTGCAAAAGTGTCCTGCGCCTCCTGCAGGACGAATGCAAGTGCGATGTTCTGCGCGGTCAGATCGGATTTCGTTGCCTTATCTGGCGCATCTTGCGGCACCATCTGAAGCTGCACATTCGTGCTTTCCAATGCATCAAACAAAGCGCCGATGGCGGGATCGTCAGACATCGTCGCAACGTCAATAGCCAGGTCATCAAGCGCATTCCCGCTTGCCCCACCAGTACGTCGAAAAAGCTGGATGAGGAACATGAACCATGCCTCGCTCACGCGGCCATCAGACCGCACAAATGGCTCGTTCATGAGCGGGACGTTTGTGACGTAATTGCTCATTGGTTATTCGACTCCGCTTGTACCCATGCTCCTAGCAGCGACGTCTTAACTGGTGCAGACCACGAGAGTTCAAACACGCGGTCACGAGCCATGCCGAGACGCTGGAACTGGATCGAGGTCAGGTATTCGCCCTCAAGTCCTAGACTTGCGCTGATGGCATTACCCCACGACTTACCTCGCGTGTCGCTCCAGCGCAGGAACACCGGGACGGGGTCATTCGTACCGGTCCCGTTACCTACTTCCATATTTGCGATGAACTCGCGATACCGAATACGGTCCGAGTTGTCGTCAGTGGAGTGAGCAAACGAACGCACACGACCGATAGGCGAACCATTGTCTGTGTACGCGTTGATGTCCCACGCGTATAGGTTGCCGTTCTCCCAATCGCCAACTACGGGACTGTCGTAGACCGATGCGTGGCAGTTCGCACGATGGCGGTTGAAATTGCCATTCGCGTCGAGCCATGCCAGTTCGTTCCACTGGCCCGTGCTCAAGTCGTATTGCCACGTCTTGTTCGCGGTCGGGAAGTTCAGCACATAGAAGAAGTGGCCCTCGATCTGGTACGTGAACCCTTGCGCATCGTCCAGCGTCTCGTAGCCGGCCATTTCATCGTCCAAAGCAAACGTCGAAATCTGCTGTGCCGCGAATTGGTTGGTTCGGCAAACCATCGCCCGTCCCTGCGCGGATTGCGCGAGCCAATAGAACTCTCCATCCATCTGCGCGATAGTTGCCGCAGCCGTGCAGCCGTATTGCATGAACACGCCCGGCATACGCTCGAAGGCGAACGTTGCACCACCCGCGTTAAACCAAATCTCCGTGGTTGATGCGCCAAACAGATAGATGTAGCGACGCGATACACCGAGCCCAATAAGCTTGTCCGAATAGCCCGATTTCGATGCAAAGTCCGTGGCATCAAACGCGAGTTGGTTGGCCAGGGACACGTAGAACTGCCGTGTGCCGGGATTGTTCAGCAGGAAGAAGCCATCGACGTAATCGACAGTGTTTGCGCCCATGAAGGCAGGATCGGAAACCGTTGCGAACGCGTTGTTCGCCATATTGATCGAACAACCGGAGGACGATCCATCGACGATCAGCACGTAATTCCCGTTGTCCGTCACGGAAATGGGGCCGTTCGTCGTCTGCATATCTCCAAGGCGTGTTGCTACCCAAGCCGAAGAAATGGCATAGATGGATGACCCGCAAACACCGTACAACTGCCCGTTGGATACTGCCCACAGCCCTCGCCAGCCACTTCCGGTCGTGGGTGTAACGGACAGCAGCAGCGTTAGCCCAGGCGTCGGGTAATACGTGAACGGGAAAGGCGATCCATCCGGATTCTTTTCCGGGTACAGGTTGATCGACCGCTGCGCCGCTGCGATTAAGCTGCGTGCTTGGTAGGCCCCGACAGTGAGCGCGAACCTGGCCATTAGTTCGTGCCCCCGATGTAGTAATCACCGTAGATGTTGAAGGTGCCGGCATTCTTCCGAAGCGCCGTTGGCATCTGCAGTAGCGGGATTGCGGCATTCGCTTCCTCGATGATGCGAAGACTTGCTTCGGCCTTCTTCTCGGCGCGCGGGTTCTCCGGTAGGCCGAATGCAACGCCGAGTTCAAGCACAAGATTCCAGAGCAGAGTAGCGCTGTACTCCGGAGGCAGAACGATCGTGTCGTTGATCGTCGCGAACTGCTGCAACTGCTGCATCACAGTGAGGAACAACTGGTACTGATTACTCGGGATCGGCCACGGATAGACATTCCCCACAGGGAAAGCACCGTCGTAGAAGATCACCTGCGGGAACGAGTTCAGGTTCTTGATCGAGATGCGGTTGTAGTCCTCTCGCGCGCGCAGGATTTGGAACGGATAATCAACGGGCAGAGGCGTGTTCTGGTTCTGACGGAAAAAGGCAGACTCCAGCTTGGCAGGACGAGGGATGTCGAAGTCGCCGCCGGGACCCACCGTGTAGGATTGCGCCCCGGTTGCCTGCTTTGAAACAGTCACAAGCTGATAGATCATGTAACGGCGCCGCTGCAACTGCGCCATCATCATGTTCAGCAGGTTGAACGCATCGTTCATGTCCTCTGCGCTGGCCGTTTGGCCGACACCGAGCACGTTCGCGGTTTTGAGCGCGAGCGTGATCAGGTCGGATGGCGTGGTCGGGACGGGCGAACTCATAGTTTGCTGCCCATCTCAACGTGCGCGACGAGCGATAATAACGCCCGTTGCCGTTTCGGTACTTGCCGTGAATGTGGCTTGGGCTACCAGATAAACCGTCGTTGTAACGCTAACGTTAATACGTTGCATTGGGAGCGATCCATTTGGCAGCGTAGCGCTGGTAAAACCACCGACCCCATATTGGTGTTGGTAATAATATGGCTGGGCCGGTAATGTGGCGCTAACTGTACTCAAGCCGCCAACTATTCGGCTTGTCGATGTGCTCGCCGTACCATTAAATGCAATAGAGCCATACACATCCCAATCACCAGCAGTCAGAGTTACCGATGTAACGTTGGCAGATACCGCTGTAGTGAGGGACACATCCGTGCCAGTATTCGTAATAACTTCGCCGATGCTGCCAGCGTTAGCATTATTAGCAAGCGTAGTACCGACAATCCCTGCGGTAGTTGACGGAGTTATAGCGCCGCTAGCACTGAATGCGCCAGTCACCGAGGTCACATTGCTTAGGACGATCCCGCCTGCGCCCTTGGCAGTAATGACCAAACCTACGTCAGCATTGCCACCAGCAGTCGTGATAGTGGGGCTGCTACCCGAAATAGCGCCCGTTAGGGTAACAGTATTGAAGCCACTGGCCGTCATCGTGGTAGCGTTGAACCCACCCGTATGACTCCATGCTCCAGATCCACTAGAGGACGCAATCGCGGTGACACCCGATGCATAACCGCCCGTAGCAGTGAACCACGACGTTGCAGCCGATCCAGCATCATCCTTGAAGCGCAGCGAAAATACACCAGACTGCCAAACATTATCCAGAGTCTTGTTATTTGCGCTTCGCGTCGAATCGTAATAAGTGACTGCACCCCAATTGCTTGACGCACCAATATTTACGCCGGTATTAGCTGTGCCGGCAACTTGCGCGTCCGTAGTCGAGTTGACGCCCTGCGATGCAGACAGCGGGCCAAGAATGTTTGCGCTCGTAGAGTTGAACGTCGTGAAGGCGCCAGCCGCTGGC